GGAGGAGTTATCTTACCAGATATTTCACAAGAAGGTATAAGTAGAGGAGTTGTAAAGGCAGTCGGTCCGGCAGCATATAATTATGGAACGCTAATAGAACCAATGGTAAAAGATGGAGATATTGTATTCGTTAAAACTGATTATATTTATCATGGTCAATTCATAGATGTTTTAAAATTAATAAAAAACAAATTTACGCTTATCACCGCTGGATCTTCTTATAACGTGAGTTATGGCCATCCTTCTTATCTGGATATATTAAACTCTGACAAAATCAAATATTGGTTTTGCACAAATCCCCCTAATATAGATCACCCAAAATTAATAGCGATGCCTATTGGGTTTGAAGAAAAAGAAAGGGCTGGTGGAGATCAACAAATAATAAAGAAACATTGGGATAATAAAATAAGCTGGGAAAATAAAATTAATAAACTTTACCTATCTTACCATACTAAAGGGAACAACCCCAATAGAGATAAAAATATAAACTATTTAAGTTCTTTAGATTTCGTTCATGTAGAGAATGAAAAAATGCCTTTCGATGATTATTTAACTGAATTAGGTAAATACAAATATACAATATGTTTGGAAGGGTCAGGTTTTGATACTCACAGAAATTATGAGTCTCTGCTTGTTGGCTCTATACCAATTATGATAGATAGTAGTGTCAGACAAGTTTACAGAGATTGGGAGTTACCTAGTGTTTTTGTCGATAATTGGGAAGATATTTCTCATGGTTTGGCATTAGAAAAATACGATGCTTTAAATAAACTGGCTAAAAACACAAAATCTTTCCTAGAAATTTCTTCTCATAAAAATAAAATATTAGAATACGCTTCCTAAAAAACAGAATACACCTGTGATAAATTATTATGCTTAACATATCTTTCGAAAAAAACCCTATCCTTTATAAAGATTACGAGGCTTGCCAAAATATGTTGGCTAGCGTAAAAGATGAGGATTATGAGTATCCAGAGGATGTAACTCTATTTCATATATATACTGAATTCAGAACAGAAAAAGAGATAGAATGTCTAAAATCTTTTCTAGCCACACAGAACTTAGAAAAATGTAAGCTTATAATTTGGTCAGACTATGATATAAATGATAACGAGTTAATTAGACCATATAAACAATATCTAGATTTAAGGCTATGGGATGCAAAAAAAGAAGCTAAAGGCACTATACTAGAGGGGATACCTCACTTAGAGGCTATGGATCATAAGCACTACTTGCAAAGTGATTTACTTAGAATATTAGCGTTGTATAAGTATGGAGGTGTTTGGGTAGATATGGATATAATCTTTTTAAGAGATTTTAAACCTATTCTCGATCAAGAATATATGTATCAATGGGGAGGTGATACAGATTTTGCTAACCAAGGTGCTTGCGCTACAGTCCTTGCTGGGTTTAAAGAGAGTGAATTTATGTTAAAATTGTTGCAGGGTGTTGTCGAATCAGAAATAATTCCTGCTACTACTGTATGGGGTAAAGATTTGTTCGCTTCTCTGTGGAAAAAATGGCCTAATTTTACTATTTTTCCGTCTCCCTTTTTTAATACTGAATGGTTGATTAGCAAGAAAGATATAAAGCTAAGTGAAGATGTCGAAAATGGTTGGTTTATAAACAATGACATAGGTGATAAACATTTATTTTTAGATTCTTTTGCTTGGCATTGGCACAACTCCAGCAAGAAAAACTTACCTATAGAAAAAGGTTCGAAATTTTATGCTTTACGAGAATTGACTAACAAAAAGCTCAGAGATAAAAAAATAATATAACTTCAATAAAAAAATGAATGTAGAAGTAGCTATTGGCGAGATCTTTGATAAGATAACTATCTTAGATATCAAGTTGGAAAAAATTAAAGATAAATCTCGATTATTTTATATTGAAAAAGAAAAAGATATTTTACAATCAGCTCTTTTGTCTGAAGATGTTAAGCTTGATTCTGGTCTATACCAAGACTTGCGTGAGATTAATGTCAAAATTTGGGACACAGAGGCTGGTTTTAGAGATAAAGAATCTAAGAAAGAATTCGACGATCAATTTATTGAGTTTGCTAGATTGAATGCTAAATATAATGATGAGAGGTTCGTTATGAAAAAAAAGATTAACGAACATTATAATTCTGACATAAGAGAACAGAAATCTTATAACGCTTTATATGAAGAAGATAATTCAAATTGAACCTTGGATTGATAAGCGGGAGCTTAAAGAGTTAAAAAGAGTCATTAAATCCACATTTGTCTCTGAAAATAAACTTAATGAAGAGTTCCAAGATTCTATTAAGAAAATAACAGGGTCTAAATATGCAGTCTCAATGACAAATGGCACTGCGGCTATTTTTTGTGCATTAAAAGCTTTAGGAGTGGGCGAAGGGGATGAAGTTATTATACCTAATCTTACTTTTATTGCTTCGGCTAATGCTGTTATTTTTGCTGGGGCTACTCCCGTCCTTTGTGACGTAAATGAAAAATCTTTGTGTATGTCATCGGAGGATGTCTTGAAGGTTATTACTCCAAAAACAAAAGCTATTATGCCAGTGCATCTTTACGGTCAAAGTTGCGATATGGACTCTTTGTTAGATTTGGCTAAGAAATTTAATTTGAAGATCATAGAAGATGCGGCTCAAGGTATGGGTGTTTTGTATAAAGGTAAACATGTAGGTACATTTGGTGATGTTGGTATATTATCTTTTTACGCTAATAAAACAATTACATGTGGAGAAGGTGGAGTAGTGTTGAGCGCAGACGAAAATATAATTCAAGATTGTTATAAGATGAAAAATCATGGCAGATCTAAAAAAGGAGTTTTTGTCCATGAATCTATAGGTTTTAATTTTTGCTTCACAGAAATGCAAGCTGCCATAGGGGTTTCTCAATTAAAAAAATTAAAAAAAGTAATACATAAAAAGAATAAAATACACAATTTTTATCTTAAAAATATAAACAATAATCTTCTTCGCGAAATACCATTTGATGAGAATACCACACCCGTGCATTGGTTTACTTCTTTTTTGACGGACTATAAAGAAGATTTCAAAAAACATCTAGATTGTAATGGTATACAAGTACGAGACTTTTTTTACCCGCTACATAAGCAGCCTTGTTATCAAAACTCAGACTTGGTGGATTGTTCTGTAGAGCTTCCAGTGAGTGAAAAACTTTATAATTGTGGAGTTTCCTTACCTTCGTCTTATAATATAACCAAAAAAGAACTAAGCCGTGTGTGCGAAGTAATTAATGATTTTAGGATATGATCAACTTAGTAAAAGACACTATATCAGAAGAGGAAATATTGGAATTGGTAGATTGGTTAAAAACTTCTCCTCAACTTACCAAAGGTAAACTTACTGAAAAATACGAATCCCTCTGGTCAGACAAAATAGGGTGTAAGTATTCTGTCTTTGTTAACTCAGGATCTTCAGCTCTTTTGATATCTATATACTCTTTGATAGAAAAAGGTCTCTTAAAAAGAGGTGATAGTGTCATAGTCCCAGCATTGTCTTGGGCTACGGATTTATCTCCAGTAATTCAGCTTGGCCTTAAACCAGTTCTTTGTGATTGTAATCTTAATGATTTATCGGTAGATCTTGATCATTTACAATATTTGACAGTTAAAGAAAAACCTAAAGCTATGCTGTTGGTATCTGTTCTGGGGTTAGTCCCTGAAATGGATCATATTGTAAACTTTTGTGAAAACAATGATATAATTCTCATAGAAGATGCTTGTGAATCTTTGGGTTCTTCTTACAAAGGTCGCAAACTAGGTAACTTTGGTTTAATGTCTTGTTTCTCTACATATTATGGCCATCATTTATCGACTATTGAAGGAGGTATGGTTTGCACTAATGACGAAGATCTTTTTAATTTGTTGAAGTCTCTAAGGAGTCATGGTTGGGACCGTGATATGAGCCATGAATATTCAGAGAAGTTAAGGAGAGAGTTTTCTATAGACAGTGAATTCGAATCACAATACAAGTTTTACTATTTAGGTTTCAACCTTAGATCTACAGATTTACAAGCTTTTTTAGGTATCAATCAACTCAAAAAGTTTGATAAAATAGTCGATAAAAGAAATAAGAATTATTGCCTTTATAGAGAAGCTTTAACTAATTCTTACTGGCAGTCTCCCGAATCAACAGAAGAAAAATATATTTCCAATTTCGCTTATCCTATCATTCACCCAAATAGAGATGTCATAACAAAAGAATTAAAAAATAATGATATAGCATCAAGACCTTTAATTTGTGGGTCTTTAGGGAAACAGCCTTTCTGGACAAAAAATTACGGTCCTTTAGATTTACAAAATGCTGATAAAATTAACGATTGTGGTTTTTATTTACCCAACAATCATGAATTAGAGCCAAGCGAAATAGAAAAAGTAAATAAAGTAGTAAAATCTGTGTGGTAATATATAATAATATGAAAAATTTAAAAGAGACTTACTATGGAAAAAAAATCGACCATATGAATATACTAAATATCGATGACGCGACTAAGTGGTTGCAAGGTAAATCATGTGTTGTGGTTACAGGGGTGACAGGTCAGGATGGTAGTCATATGGTAGACTACTTACTAAAGAATACAGATTATGTAGTTTTTGGATGTGTAAGGAGGTTGAGTGTTTATAATCATAAAAACATTTCTCACATCGATGACCAAAGATTTAAACTTATTAATTTTGATTTAACTGACGCAAACCTTATCTCTAGAAGTATTGAAGCTCTTAAGCCTAAGTATTTTATAAATTTAGCAGCGCAAAGTTTTGTCGGGAGTAGTTGGGATTTTGCTTTGCAAACATGGGAGACTAATTGCACTTCAGTGCTTAATATTCTTGAGGCTATCAGGACACATGCTCCTGAGTGTAGACTCTATCAAGCTGGCTCATCAGAAGAATTTGGAGATGTTCTGACTGTCCCTCAAGACGAAAATCACCCTCCTAGACCGCGCAGTCCATATGGAGCTTCCAAATCTGCTTCTAGGCAGCTAATAAAAGTGTGGAGAGACTCTTATGATATCTTTGCTGTGCAAGGGTGGTTATTTAACCATGAAGGAATTAGGCGCGGTGAAGAATTTGTCACTCGTAAAATAACAACTAATGTCGCTAGAATAAAAAATGAATATTCCGAAGGCGATTTTTTACCTCTACAGTTGGGTAATATAGATGCTAAAAGAGATTGGAGCGATGCGGAAGATTTTGTGGAGGGGATTTGGTTAATGCTAAACCAAGAAGAACCTAAAGAGTATGTTCTGTCCTCCAATGAGACTCACACAATTAGGGAGTTCGTTGAAGAGGCTTTTAATTTTGCGGGGTTTGATGCAGATAAGTGTCAATGGGTGGGAGAAGGTGCAGAGGAAAAATATATCCATGAAGATAAAGTCTTAGTTGAAATTAATCCTTATTTTTATAGACCTGCAGAGGTTGATTTGCTTTTTGGGGATTCGTCTAAAGCTCGTAAAGATCTAGGGTGGGAGCCTAAAAGCAGTTTTTTAGATTTGGTTAAAAAAATGGTTGACCATGATTTAGCGCATAGCTAGGCTTCGGCGTGAGCAAGCCGAAGTCTCTTAACAAAAGGGAGATAATCTTCCGATTAATAGAAGTCCCTGATAAGGGTAGGAGGGTATTTTTTGCTAGGGAGATGAAAATGCTTAACGATTTATGTAGTCGTTACTCTCAGGAATTTATGTCCATAGTCTCCTTCGATAAGAAATTTGATTCCTTAGCTTACTTAGTCAGCGATAAACTAAAAGGTACTCTAGACGAAAAGTTCAGAGCTTTTAATTTTAGAGTTGACTTATCAAAGTATAAGACCTATGATATAGGTGATAAAGTGGGACCAGATGGAGATGTGTCCCGCATCAAGAGAACCATAAAAGACTTTTTAAATGAGTGATAGCATAAACCCAGCAGGAATCCTTAACAATTTTCTTAAGGCTAACAAGACAGACCATTACAATTTTGAAGAGACTATAGATTATAAAGTTTCTAGTGGCTCACTTCAATTTGACATGCATCTTGGTGGAGGGCTTGGACCTGGATTACACCGTTTTACAGGTATTAATGAGGGAGGTAAAACATCTGAATCTTTAGAGGTTATGAAGAATTTCTTGAAGACTATACCAAAAGCTAGAGGGGTTTATATAAAAGCAGAGGGGAGGCTGAGTCCTGAGATGCAAAAAAGAAGTGGTGTTAAATTTGTTGATCAAGACGAATGGAAAGAGGGGACTTGTTTTGTTTACGAGAGTAACATTTATGAATCAGCTATGAGTTTAATTAAAGAGTTGATCACTAACAATGATGACAAGAATTTATATTGTTTTATTGTTGACTCTATTGACGGTCTAATTAGGAGAGATGACAATAGTAAGAGTTTCGAGGATGCTACTAAAGTCGCAGGTGGGGCATTGATCGCGTCAGATTTTTGTAAAAAGACTAGCGTAGCTTTAGGTAAGCGAGGCCACATGGCTATTTTTATTAGTCAGGTAAGAGCAGACATCAAAATTGATCCATATTCAAAAAGTCCAGTCAGGCAAACTACCGCAACGGGAGGTAATGCACTACTGCACTTTGCTAATAATATTCTAGAGTTTGAGCCTAGATTTAAAGGAGATCTTATTCTGCAGAACCCTTCTATCAAGACTCCAGATGTCAAGAAGAACCCAATAATTGGCCACTTTGCTAAAGTGACAATCAAAAAATCTGCTAACGAAAAGACTAATACGACAATACCTTACCCAATTCGGTATGGTCGCACAGGAGGCACATCGATTTGGGTAGAGAAAGAAATCATAGACATGCTCTATGGGTGGGAGTTTATCACTAAAGCTGGGGCTTGGTTAAAAGCTACAGATGATTTTATAGAGCTTCTAACTGCCAAAGGTTTTACTTTTCCAGAGAAGATCCAAGGCGAAGCTAAGTTGTTTAAACATATTGAAGAAGATAAGGATCTTAGTGCATTTTTAATTGAGTATTTTAGGGAGCAAGTCGCAGCAGTCGAGGCATGAAGTTCTTTGATGTAAATGGCAAAGAGCGCAATCTAAAAAACGCGAAGAAGTATTTAATCGATTGGGAAAAGCCTAGCCGCAGCAAGTTTCAAACTGCTGTAAAACAATTTCTTTACGACTATTGGAAGAATGATATAGTCTTCGAAGAGTTTAGGGTTGTCGGTAGTAGATTGTCTTTAGATTTTTATAACGCTAATAAGAAAATAGCTGTAGAAGTCCAAGGCGCACAACATACTAAGTTTGTTAAATTCTTCCACAAGAACCGTTTTAAGTATGCTGAGCAATTAAAGAGAGATATGCAAAAGTTCGATTTTTGCAAAGCTAACGAAATCAAACTGGCGGAGATCTATCCTCAAGACGAGATCCAAGCTTCAGTATTTAACGACCAAGATATCTATTTATGAATTTACCAGATGGCAGCGAAAATCCAGAGTTTTGTATTCCCATTGAAATGGTCGAAAAGATTTATGAATTGTCTGGGGGCGCTGATAAATACAAGGGGGTCATTATGGCTGTATCCTCTGAGAATGGAAAACCTTTAGTATATTGTAAATTTGATTGCAGTATGACGGAATTTGCCTTAACAAAAGCTTTAGAGAATCACTTGGACCATCCCCCTAAAGAAATAAGCGAAGAAGAACTGTAGTATGATATATAATTTTGAATTAGAAAAACAACTGTTAGCGGGGTTACTGAAAGAGCCAGAAAGCTTGGCTGAGATATCTAATTTTATCAGTATCTCAGATTTTTATTCTAAGCAGAGTTCTTTACATTCTGCTGTTTTCCGTATTATACAGCAAGCTATTGATGCTGGAGACGAGATAGATGAGATTATTGTAGCTCAAAGAGTTAATGACTTAGGATTATCTTTTGAAGATAATCTTAACCCTTCTGATTACATTAAGTCTTTGTCTCTCAGGAAAGTTCCAGAGGGGAACATCTTAAAAACCGCAAAAGAATTAAAGAAATACTCTATACGCAGAGAAATACTTGAGTCTTCCCAAGAGATAGCTAAGAAGATGAAGAATATCTCACCAGAATCCTCTTACAGAGAGATCATAGAGCTAGCTGACAATGTATACAATTCTCGCATTAACCTTTATGAGATCGGTAATGACACGCCAGAAAACATATATGAAGAGATGGAGGCTCTTGTAGAGGAAAGAGGCAACAACCCAGTCACAGAATTTGGCATGATGGGGCCGCATGAAAAGATTAATGATATTTATGGCTCTCTATTAAGAGCTGGTAATATTACCGTTATTGTGGCTAGGTCTGGTGTTGGAAAAACTCAGTTCTGCATGGATTATTCTACCAAAGTGAGTCTAAAATATGATGTCCCAGTTCTTCACTTCGATAATGGAGAGATGAGCAAAGAGGAATTGATTATGCGACAGTGCGCAGCCTTATCAGGGGTTTCTATGCATCTACTAGAGAGTGGTAAGTGGAGAAAAGCTGGTCAAGATGTGGTTGATAAAGTCAGGTCTGTATGGCCAAAAATAGACAAGTTAAAGTTCTTCTATTACAACGTCGGAGGTATGGACGTTGACTCTATGGTAAATACCCTAAAAAGATTTTATTACGCTAAAGTCGGGAGGGGAAATCAAATGGTCTTTTCTTTTGATTATATTAAAACAACTTCCGAGAGTAATGGCAATAAATCTGAATGGCAAGTGGTTGGAGAGATGGTTGATAAGTTTAAGAAGTGCGTACAGAAAGAGATTCTACACGATGGTAATCCTATGATTCCCATGATAACATCTGTGCAATCTAATAGATACGGGATCACTAATAACAGAAACTCTCAGAATGTAGTCGATGATGAGTCTATCGTTTCTTTATCTGATCGTATTACTCAGTTCTGTTCTCATATGTTTATCTTGAGGAGTAAGACGGGTGATGAGGTAGAGAGTGAAGGGGAACGATTCGGTACACACAAGCTTATTAACGTTAAAGCTAGACACTTAGGTAGCGATATAGCTGGAGCTGTAGAACCAGTAAGTATTGGAGATACTTTGAGAAAAAATGCTATTAATTTAAATTTTAATAATTTTAATATCACAGAAAGAGGTGATTTGAGAGATATTGCTAGAGCGTTGAACGGAGAAGAGGAATTGCAACAAAATGAACATCAAGAAGAAATCCCAGACTTCGATCAATTCTGAAGACTTCCAAGGAATCTTGGAGTCAGTAGGTTACACTTTAATTGATTGTGGTGACCATTGGAGAACTCAAGCTTTATATCGAGATGGTGATAACAAAACTGCACTTAAGATTTACAAGAATACTGGCGTTTGGATGGATTTTGTCCAAAACAGGGGGAGTAAACCTTTTGAAGCTCTTATTGAACTAACGACTAAAGACAAAAAAGAAACAGAAGCTATTCTAGCTAACTCATATACAGATGAGGTTTCGACATATCAACCTAATGAAAAGATACAGATGGAAAGAATATATCCAGACTCGTCCTTAGATAAATTATTCCCTAATTATCACTTTTATCAGGGTAAGAATATATCAGAAGAAACCCAAAAAGTTTTTCAAGTAGGATTGGCTGGAGTCGGGAAGATGTACAGGCGTATGGTATTTCCTGTTTATAATGAACACGGTCAAATTATAGGATTCTCTGGTCGCCATGTAGATTCCAATAATGAAAAGTGGAAGCATGTACCTAAGTGGAAACATGTGGGCAAGAGAAATAACTGGGTTTACCCAGCTTTCAACACCGCAACAGGTGTCAATGAAGAGATAGAGTTGAAAAAAGAAGTAATATTAGTAGAAAGTATAGGTGATGCGCTGGGTCTTTACGAACAAGGAATTAAAAACGTTTTGGTCATTTTTGGCTTGTCCGTTAATAGTAATATTATCAATTATCTTAGCGGTAGGTCTGTTGTCAATATATGCATTGCTACAAATAACGACTCTGGTAGCAGTGAAAATAGAGGGCTTATTGCAGCGGTAAAAAGTTACTTGAAATTGTCTAGTTATTTTGACTTAGGTAGTTTAAGTGTAAAATTTCCCCCTAAGCCGTATAATGATTTCGGTGATGCACATTTAAATGATTGCGACATCAAGAAAGATTGGTTGAACAAACCAGTGGATCAAGATGCTCAATTAAAGTATGTTTGTAATTTTGTAAAAAATAACTCATCTAGTTTCACTAAAAAGGAATTTAAAATAGCCTCGTTGCTAAGTAATGACTGAACCTCAAACACCCTTATCTGCGAGTCGAATTAAAACTGCTCAATCCTGCTCTTGGCTTTATTGGTGTAAGTATAAATTAGGTCTTCCAGAGAAGAGTAATGATGGTGCTAGAAGAGGTTCTATATGTCACTTAGTCTTTGAAGTTCTTGGTGTCCCTAAGAGAAAGAAGTATTTTGATAAGATAATTAAAACTCAAGATGTCTTTTCAGTTCCCTCGATTAAACGTTTAATTTTTAAACACGCTGAGAAAGAGGGAGTAGATGACGCTGAGAATATACAAATGATGAAAGAGATGATCTTTAATGGTCTATCTTATGATTTTTTTGGGGGAGATCTTTCGGAGCCAACTGAGGAGTATTCGGAAAAAGATTTTGATATCATCAAGAATGATGGTGAGATCAGCTACAAAATCAGGGGGTTTATAGATAAGCTTTTTCTCTACAAGGATCAGAAGTTCGCTTTAATTAGAGATTTCAAGACTAGTAAAGACGTATTCAAGGGGAAAGACCATACTGATAATTTACAGGATTTAATGTATAGCTTGGCTGTAAGGGATCTATTTCCAGATTACGCTAATAGAGTTAGTGAATTTCTTTTTTTAAAGTTTGATTTAGATTTAAAAGCAAAAAAAACAGGTATTGTAAGGATGGAGCCACTTGATCCTGATGAGTTAGTAGGTTTTGAGTTGCAGCTTACGGAGATACAGAAATATCTAGACAATTTTACAGAGAGAGATGCAAAATACAACTTCGCTGCTCGTAAAGGTTTCCCTTCTGACAGTTCTTTTAGTGGGAAGTTACTCTGTGGGTTCGCCACCAAAAAGGGGGAACTCAAAAAAGACGGCAATCCAAAATGGCATTGCTCTATGAAATTCGACTTCTTTTATTATGAGGTCTACAACTCAGAAGGTAAAACTGTCAAGTGCTACTTTGAAGAGGATTTTTCTGAAGATCTTGTCCCTGAAGGTGGGAAATACGAGATCAGATATTATAAGGGTTGCCCAGCACATTGTTCTTGACTCGCGGGTTTGGTCTTGTATAGTTGGGTCATGGTCCCAGTATTCAAATCTACTTTCTCTATAGGGAAAAGTATTTTAACATTAGACGAGGCAGAGAAGGACGGCGGTCCTGATAGTATCTTATCAATATGCGAAAAGAATAAGATGGAGAATTTAGTATTGGTGGAGGATTCAATGACTGGTTTTGTCACTGCTCATAATAGATGTAAAGAGCGAGGGATAAAGTTGATTTTTGGTCTTAGGATTACGTGCTGTAATGATGTCAATGAGGATGATAATTCTGATCACAAAGTTGTAATTTTTGCTAACGATGATGATGGGTGTAGGTTGCTGTATAGAATCTATTCTTACGCTTATACTAGCCATAACGGTAAAGTAGATTTTAATTTTTTGAATTCATTATGGAGTGATAGTATAGATCTAGTAATCCCATTCTATGATTCTTTTATCTATAATAACAGTCTGCACCTAAAAAAATGTGTCCCCAGCTTCTCAAAAATTAGCCCTGTTTTTTGGGTGGAGGATAATTGTTTACCTTTCGATAATTTACTAGCACGTAAAGTAAAAAAGTTCGCAGATAATATGGGAGCTAAATGTAAAGATGTAAAAAGTATCTTCTATAAAAAAAGAGAAGATGTCGAAGCATTACAGACATACAAGATACTCTGCAATAGAAACTTTGGTAAAGCAGCTACTTTGAGTAGTCCAAATTTAAATCATTTTGGTAGCCAAGAGTTCTGTTTCGAGTCATATTTAGAGAAGAAGGAGGTGGCTAATGGATGAATCATTATTAAGGTTTGATAAAAAACAAAAGTATTTAGTTTTTGATACAGAGACTGAGGGTTTAAACTTGATCAGGTCAAGACCTTGGCAGGTTGCTTGGCTAGTAGTGGAAGGGGATAAAATCTTGGAGAAGCATGACATGTTTCTGGATTGGCCTAATTTAGATGTATCAGCTGGGGCGGCTAAGATTACAGGTTTTACTATGAAAGAGTATAACAAGAGAAAAGAGAACCCTCATAAGGTTTGGGAAAGATTCTCCAAGTATCTCTACGATGAGAATACATTCATAGTAGGTCAGAACTTGTTGGGGTTTGATGTTTATATGGTTAATATTTGGCGTGAGTTAATGAAGCTAGAGGCTGACTACTCATATGTAGAACGCATTATCGACACAAGAGCTTTAGCTGTCGCTATAGCGAAAGACATCCCAGTAGACAAAGACGATTTTATTAGTTGGCAGTATAGACTTATAAATCATAGGGAAAGAAAGTTAAAGACATCTCAAGCTTTTTTGCTTAAAAAATACAATATAGATCACGATCCCAAACGATTGCATGATGCCCTTTATGACATCGAGATGAATTTTAAAGTTTTCCGTAAACAACTTTTTGACTTAGAAATATGAGTTTATCAAAATACACAGGATATAAAACGCCTTTTCCAGTTGGTGTTAAGTTGCCAGAGATTAAGATTGAGAATAAATATTACAAAGAAGTCTCATGTGAAGAATCTGCAGACAATTATCAGTTTTTAAGGAAGTTGTGCTTCAAACGTCTGCAGCAAAAGGGTATAGATAAATTTGATAATGCTCAAGTTTACTATGATAGGTTAAAAGAAGAGTTAGTGATCTTCCAAGAGTTAGGGTTTGTAGACTATATACTACTAAACTGGGACATTATTAATTTTTGCGTAGAGAATGATATACCTACAGGAGCAGGTCGAGGTAGTGCTGCTGGTTCTTTAGTCCTTTATGTTATTGGGGTGACGAATATAGACCCCATTGAGTATGATTTATTCTTTGAGAGGTTCGTTTCGAAGAGTCGGGCAAAAAAGATAGAGCATGAAGGGGAAACTTTTCTTGATGGCAGTTTATTGGCTGATGTTGATAACGATATTTCTTATGATCGAAGATTAGAGGTTATAAAATATATTGAAAAGAAATATAAAGGCAAGACTTCTAAAATTCTGACGCTGAATACGTTAAGTGGTAAACTTTGCATGAAGGAATGTGGGAAGATAGTCGCGGAATTATCAGAGATGGAGGTGAATCACATTAGCGACTCGATTCCTAAGCATTATGGAATAGTGGCTAAATTACAAACGGCGTATGAAGAGAGCGAGACTTTCAAAAACCATGCGGATAAATATCCTAAAGTCTACAAGATAGCCAAAAAGCTACAAGGTCTGAACAAGAATACTGGAGTCCACCCTTCTGGGATATCTATTTCTTTTTATGAGTTAGATGGTATCATGCCATTACAAACAACAAATGACGGATCTTTAATTTCTGCATATGACATGAATGATGTGGCTAGTTTGAGTGTCAAGTTTGATATCCTTGGTCTTCGGACATTATCTGTTGTCCATGATGTATGTAAGGGGCTTGGGATAAATGCTTCTGATATAAACCCTCATGATCCTACTATCTATGCAGCATTATCTTGCTTAAGATCTCCGCAGGGTTTGTTTCAAATCGAAGCAGATACGAACTTCAAAGTTTGCAAATTGATTTCGCCTCAAAGCTTAGAGCAATTATCAGCGGTGGTCGCTATAGCAAGACCTGGAGCTTTAGATTTTAAGGATGCTTATGCTACTTATGTAAGAACTGGTGAATTCCAATCTGTGCATGAGTATTTTGATGATATTCTCAGTTACACTGGTGGCATCCCTCTTTATCAAGAACAGTTGATGAAAATGGCTGTGAAAGTAGGTTTCAGTTTAGATGAGTCTGAGCAGCTAAGACGTATTGTTGGCAAGAAGAAGGTGGACAAAATGCCAGAATGGAAGGCTAAAATTGATGATAAGATAAAAGAGAATGGGTTAGACCCTGAAGTGGGGGAAGTTCTTTGGAAAGTGGCGGAGGACTCTGCTAATTATTCTTTTAATAAATCTCACTCTATTAGTTATGCTTATCTAGCGGCGATTACTGTATACTTAAAATTCAACTATCCCCAAGAGTTTTACCTAAGTCTTCTGAAGTATACGAAGTTTGAGCCTAATTCTCATGAAGAGATAGCTAAGATATCTCAAGAGCTTCCTTACTTTGATATCGAGTTATTACAGCCAGATTTAAATATGTCGGATATTGATTTCAAAATTGAAGGCAAAAATATTAGATACGGATTGAATTCTATAAAAGGCGTTTCCACTAAAGTCTTAGTATCTCTGTTGGAGTTCCGCGAAGATTCATTTTCTAATAAATATGAAGTTTTTTTAGCTGCCAAACAAGCAGGGTTGAACATAGGAACTTTATCAGCTTTGATTCAAGCTGGTCTCTTAGACTCATTTGTTAAACATACTAGACCAAGATTGGTTTTGGAAGCTCAGACCTTCAATATTTTGACGGATAGAGAGAAAAGAAATCTACTTGAACTTGGCAAGTCATACGATTACGATATTATAACATCAATACATGATGTGAAAACACAAGACATGGTTGGAGACGATAACAGGGTAATATTCAAGGATAATAGGTTTGAGACATTTAAGAAAAGATATCAGCCTTACAAAAAAATTTACGAGATGAATAAGGTCCATAATAAATATGCTAATTGGTATTTTGAAGAAAAACTCTTAGGATATAGTTATTCTTATAACATTAGAGAGATATTTACTTATGGAGAGGACTTCCATTCTGCTGACGCAGTAAAAGATCTTGAGCCTAGAGCGAGAGTGAAATTCGTAGGCTCTTTAACTGATATTGTAAAACGGACTAGTCGGAACGGTAATAAATATGCTAGATTGACTATGCAAGATGAAACTGGGGTTCTAGAAGGATTATTTTTAGATAGTGAGAGAGAAGGTCGATTGACTAATTATCTAGATTCTGGGAAAAAATTGCCTAGTAAAGGGGATGTTGTTATAGTATTTGGGTCCAAAGGGGATGATATTGTTTTCCTTGAGAAAATAGTTCCTTTAAAGGATAAAATCTACATGAAACTATCTGAACTAAAATAGTGTAAAGAATTATGATGGGTTTAGCCGATTTCAACCTCACACCTAAAGCAAAGAAAGGATTAAAAGATTCTAAGAAGTTTGCTAAGGATAATGGTCACGATTTAGTAACAGTAGCTCACTTAGTATATGGCTGTTTATCAAACATATCAGATACTTGTTCGCTTAGACTAAAATCTTACGATATAGATTTTGATGTTAAGTTATTTGAAGATATTTTCAAGAAATACGCAAAAAAAGACGAGTATTACTTCTTGAGTAAAAAAGGCCAAGGGGGATGGCATAATGACGTAAACGAGATGATTAAATCTGCGAAAGATTTCTCGGATATGTTTGACAGTTATTTTATTGGTATAGAACATATTCTTTATGTAATTTTAGATTCTGATAATGATTTTATAAGGTTTCTATCTAAAAATAATATTGATTTGTTACTAGCAAAAGATTTAATTGAGGGTTATATCTTAGAAGATAGTATCCCACCTTTAGATAAGATGAGAGATTCATTTGTCTCTGATTCGGAAGAACTCGTTAATGTCGAAGATCTTCAATTGCCATTACCTAATATATCTAAATATTGTATTAACTTAAATGAGAAGTATCTGTCTAATAAAAG